AAGTTTTTACAGTCTATGAAAAAGGCACGACAGGCGGCCGTATTGCGTTATTAAAACAGCACAGGAAATTTATGACTTTCTATTATCATCAGAATTGGAAATTTGCACTTCAAGACATTGAACGCAATAAAATGATATTGAGTGGATTGCAACAGTCAGAGATTACCACTCCGATTACTGAACTCAACACTTACTACAATATAATGCAAGATAGAATTGAGGAATATCAAAATGATAAAAACTTCCCAGAAGATTGGAATGGCACATATGTTGCAACATCTAAGTAATTTTTCTATACGAACAAAGATATTGATTGCTTTCGTTCTCTACATTTTTTTTGATACTTTATTTAAAGTTATATTCTAAGTATGAATTAGTTTTGTCTTATTTCAATATTACCTGAGCCACCTTCCCCAACATTGGTACCAACTTCACCAGTGCCACCTTGATCAATACTGATAGAAGCACCAGATTGATTGTTGATTTTTAACTGCACATTATTTTCTTCATTTCTCGTTACTGTTGTTGTATCACCCTCTATCACTTTACATATTTTTGTTTGTTTATTGCAAGGCCCATCATTTCCATCTGCAGCAGTTACTATACCAGAGATTTTTCTTGCAACTTGTCTTTTTACAGATACTTGTTTTGTAATGTCTATATCATCTAATATTTGATCGAGAAGATTTACAAGAAGTTCTACATCAAGTTCATTGTCTGCAAGATAATCTACATCAAGTTCAACTTGGCTTTTGTCTAACTCATTCCCTAACGGATCATCACTATCATCTTCTTCTTGATCTTCACCTTCTTCATCTTTCTGATCTCCATCTTGTCGTTTGACTTCTGGTTCTACAACCATGAGAAGATTGTTGATTTGATTTGGATTTAACTTTAAAATAACAGGCTTAGATGGTTTCACTTCACCAGACGTTATCATAGTCGCCTGAAATGCTTTTGCCATAATAACAGACGCAACACCAGTCGTAACCATGATTTCACCGATGGTTCCATCACTATTCGGTAGATTGATAATGAGAGATTGCCCTAGTTCATTCGTTGTGGCTGCAAAGTTCGTTCCACGAATACCAATAGTTGCTGTTGGTGTTCGTATAGACACTCGTTTACGATTTCGTTTTGCGAGAAGTCCTGATGCGTATCTTATTGTTCCTGCACTAAACAACAAACTCATTTTACTTTTATTTGCATTTTTTGGATCGAATACAAAACTATCAATCACTAGTTTACTATGTGCAGAAATGGCAACAACAGTTTTATCTACAAACTGTATCTTTGTGTTGCCTTGACCAACACGCACATTGTCATTTGATTTGATTTTAGTTTTGATTTCAGTTTGAATGGTTTTTGTTTCACGTTTGATACTACCAATGCCTTCATGTTTTATGACAGAACCGATAGACGCAAATGCAATCGTGGGAATACAAAGAAATATGACAAAAAGATATTTCACTTTTTCACCTATCCACCATCTTGTTCTACAGTAACAGTACAACCTCCAACAGTATTACAAGTATTTGTGAGAGAGTATGATTGTGTTGTGTCGCCTTTTTGAATAAGGTCTAAATCTGTTTTATATGAACCAGTCAAATCTATCGTTGCCGTATGATTACCATCACCTCTTTGCATAATCTCTTGTTCACCACCATCAGTTCTCACCGTAAAGTTTAATGTTTTATTTCCATTTCCTTTTTGAGTAACAAAAGTGACATTGGAATCTCCATAGTAATAATACAATTGTGCATAATGGTCAGCATTATTTGTACCTGTTTCTTGACCAATTTTTACATTATTACTGTGTGCATGAATATCAAGATTTATCGTATGACCACCATATTCAGAGTTGGGTGTAGTTCCAGAACACGTTGTATCTATGCTACTAGAAAATGTTGCACCCTGACAAGCATGAACAATATTGTTGTTTCCGGGAATATGAAAACCTATTCTATTAGAGTCAGAGCCTGTTGTATTGGTTTGTTCAAACTTTAAATCATTGTTTGTGCCATCTAAATCACCACCCCAACCTAAACCAGAACCCCAATAGGAGACCCACGAAACAGTATTATTATCACCAGTCTGAATGATTTCTACTTCATTATCATCATGGTTCATTGAAAACTTGACTTCGTTATTGTCTCCATCTTGAGAAATTGTCATAGTGGTATCATCATTATCGGAAATCTGATCTATGTTTATTTCATTGTTATCTCCACCCTCTTGTGTGAAACTTCCTGTGAAGTTATCACCATGAATATCAAGAGTTATTTCATTATCTGCGAAAACATACGCAACACCAAAAAATATGATGAGAATATACACTATAAAGAACCATTTAAGACCAAACATCATTACATCAACTTTGTTAGTAAACATTTTCCAAGTTCCCCCAATCGTTTTTTTTCTTTTCTTTTATGTTCAAATATTTTCTTTCTTGCTTCACTCATTTTACTTTTAGTATATTCTCTATGTTTTTTCAATTAATCTTAATCCTGTTGTAATATTGTAAGAGTCATACTTGCACTACTTGTTGTGATAACAGCAGTATTATTGTTATTACCTGTTTGATCAATGTCGATTGTAGCATTGGAACCAGTGTGCGTATGAGTAAGAACCTTTGCACCAGAACCTGCCTGATCAACAGTATATGCATTAGTCGAACCAGTTGCAGTTACGTTCATAGTGTCGCCACCGTTTGCATCTAGATTGACTGTACCTGTATTAGAACTACCAGTCATTACTACATCAAAATCGGCCGTTGTAATGGCTGCATTGTCAGCAATATCTATATTAAAGTTATTACTGTCTCCTGTAAAGGCAACTTTTGTATTGATTGCTGATGATGAGTATGATGAACCAGTATCAATATCAAGGTTCAAAGTGTTAGTATCACCAGTCATATCTAAATCAAGTGTGGTCGTGGCTGCAATCCATCTACCAGCGATTATGTTCGTATCACCGATTTGGTCAATGTCAATTGAACTTGTTGCACCTGTAATCGTTACAACTGTTGTTGAGTCACCAACTTTGTTAGCGCCACCATCCTGTGTGATACTCAATGTTAGATTATCACCAGACTGTGTTATGTAAATATCGTTATCAATAGCATATGCGTTACTGCATAGTAACATAAACAATGAGAATATTAAAAATCTTTTAATCCTCATATTCTTCTTTCTGCTCCTCTTTTGGTTTTTTAATTACTTTCTTTTTCTTTTTAGGCATCTTCTTAAATGCCCAGATTTTTTTCTTAGCGCCTTCTTCTATAAGAAGAAGAATGGCTGTTTCTATTGCTCTCTTTATTGCAAAAGTGGTGGGTTCATTTACTGCACCACCACTTTCAATCTCTAATGCCTTCTGTCCTATATCTATGAAACGAAAGAAATCTAGTCCAGTTCGCATACTTAATATTGTTTTTGTTACACCAATATTTACAAGTATTTCTCCAGTCTGTACAGAAACGACTCTCATATAGATAGATACTTGGTCTTTTCTATATTGGCCACTACCTCCAGTACCAAAGAATCTTGCACCAGAACCACCAGAAAGAATATTTGTATCATACGATATAATACCACCTTCGATTAAAACACCAGCAAAAAGAAGTGGTTTTAATCTATTCTTTCTTTTCTTTCCCTCGAATGTTGCTCTCGTACTTCTAACAAGTTGTCGTTCTTTTATCAAATGGTCTAAACCAACTCTCTCTACTACTCTAAACCAACTACCATTTCCAGCGCTTTTCAATGCCTGTATTACTATAACATCTGCACCTTGCGTTACTGCTGACGACAGAGAAGCAATATTGTCTTTCGATTTTCTCTGTCCTGTTCGATCCAAAAACTTATATACTGCAACTACAATTGGACCTCTTGTTGGTGGCGGTATAGTTATCAATTTTTTCAAAGAAACCTGCGACCTTTTTGGCATATCTGTTGCACTTATTGCCATATCCATTGTCGCACAACCTGTCAAAAACAAAAGAATGACAGGTAATAATTTAAACATTTTAGAATGTAAACTCTCCTATAGGGATCGTCATAGTCGTTGTGCTACCATTTGAATCCACAATGGTCATAGTAATATCTGTTCCTGTTTTACTATACGAGATAATGTTTCCATCTATAGTAACTTCACCTGTATCACTTGCTTCTTCACCAAACATCTTGTCTACCAAGTTCTTAGATATTTGAGAATATATTCTACTTTCTACATTACGAATAAACTTTGCTAGATTTGTATTATCTGCTTCACGTTTCACTCTACGTTCTTCTACACCCATGTCTGATTTCACTTTTGCTTTACGAGTGTGTTGTAAGTTCTCAATAGTCAATGCGTGGCTAGAATAACCCTTTCCACTAAACGAAGGGTTCTTAAATGTGTGTGTCAATTCGTCTGCATAAATCGGTGAAGCAAACAAGCATAAAATAGTTAAAATTATAAGTATCATTCTTTTTTATCCTCTTCTTTTTCGTTATATTCTAAAACAACATTTACCTTCTGTTGCAATCTTATTAAATCGTTGTCTAACATTCTTATACGGTCAATCAAAGCAATCAATACACCTGATGCTTCTCCTAACTTCGGTTTTAATTCAGTCGTTACAAATCTCCATACAAACCAAATGAAATAACCCATACCAAAAGTCATCACAATCGGAAAACCAAATTCTTCAACTAACTTAATCAAACCATCCATTAATCTTTCCTTGCGTCAATTTTCCCATCAGCTCGTGCAATTCTCTCTGTATCTGGTGCAAGACCTAAAGCACTACTCACTAAAGTATCAATACGAATGATATCGTTATTCATAGTCTTTACACGATTATCTAAAGAAGTAATAACATTATATAGAAAATCTACCTGTCCTGTTACACTCTCTAGTATATATTTGAGAATTAAAAAGATAAAAAAGCCACCAACTAACGCAGAAGCAATAGGTATTCCTAATTTAGTGAATATTTCTGTAATCATAGCGAAATCCACAATAGTTCTCCTATTTTAACAAAATCTTTACACATTTATTTAGTCGTTCCGTCATTGACAGATTGTGAATAATGTGATATCATGTTATTATAAATATAAGAAATACATTACACTATAAGGAAATATTACAGAAATGCAGTCGTTTTTAACATTTTTAACTGAATCAAAGAATCTGCATCTTGAACACGCAGAAGATGAAATCTTCAATATTGGTGCTGATGGCATCTCAGAAGTTACAAACTTTTTAGAGTCATTACAAGATATGTTGTCTGGTAATGCAAAATCGAAAATAAATGTAACTGTAAAATGGGATGGTGCACCTGCTGTGTTTACAGGAACGAATCCAGAAAATGGTAAGTTCTTTGTTGGCACAAAAAGTATATTTAACAAAAAACCAAAACTCAACTATACTCCAGCAGATATTCGTAAAAATCACACAAAGCCCGAACTTGCAAACAAACTCATTGAATCATTGAAGTATCTTTCTAAGATTGGTATCAAAGGTATTCTTCAAGGTGATCTTCTCTATACAACTGGAGATATAAAGAAAGCCACGTTTGATGGTGAAAGTGTTCTTGCGTTTACACCAAACACAATCACTTATACTGTACCGACTGATTCTGATTTAGGAAAACAAATAAGTGCATCTAAAATAGGTATTATCTTTCACACATCTTATTCTGGTAAGACTATGAAAGATTTAAAAGCATCATTTAAAGTAAATGTAAAATCTTTACGACCATCAAAAGATGTTTGGTTTGATGATGCAAGTTTTAAAGATACATCAGGTAGTGCGTTATTCACTATAAAACAAAACAGATCATTTTCAATACTTATGAAAGATTTAAAGAAACAAAAAGTAGATGGTTCATTTTTAAATGAATTTATCGGCACATCTGATTATTCACTTATGGTCAAAACATATAACAATGTAAAAATTCGTGAAGGTCAAGCCGTTTCTAATCCAAATGCACACGTTGATGGATTTATAAGTTATTATAAAACACGCAAAGAAGATGATATCGAAAAATTAAAACGACAAGAAACAAAAGACAACAAACAAAAAATATTAGACTCTACAATAAAATACTTCACAAAAAATAGAAATAAACTTATAGATATCTTTAAACTCTATAAAGCAATCGCAGAGGCAAAAGTATTTTTAATACGAAAATTAGAATCAGTTAAAGATATAGGAACATTCATCAAGACTGGTGACGGATATGAAGTAACTGCACCTGAAGGATATGTCGCAGTAGATAAAAGAGGTAAAGCAATCAAATTAGTAGATAGACTCGAATTTTCAAGATCAAACTTTAACGCAGCCAAGGATTGGGAGAACGGTTAAAACAATGAAACGATTTTTAAATTTCCTAAATGAATATGAATTAGAGGAAGGCATTAATGATCCAAACATATTCAAAGCCATCTTCATGGCAGGGGGTTCAGGCGCTGGCAAATCTTTTGTTCAAACACAGGCAACAGACGTTACACAAGGATTAAAAGTAGTCAACTCTGATACAGCCTTTGAATATCTTTTAGACAAATCTGGTATGAGTAAAGAAATGATTGGTATGAGTCCAGACGAACTAGAGAAATTTGCAGCCACACGAACAAGAGCTAAAAAGATGACTGCAAAATTAAAACAGATGTATCTAAATGGAAAACTTGGATTGATTATTGATGGTACAGCACATAACTGGGAAAAGATTAGAGATGAAAAAAAAGAACTTGAAAATATTGGTTACGATACATACATGATATTTGTAAACACAAGTCTTGAAGTTGCACAAGCAAATAATCTAAAAAGGCCCAGAAAACTTACACCAGAGGTTATAGAAACTTCTTGGAAAGAGGTACAAGCAAACCTAGGTAAACTTTCTCTTATATTCAGAGGTTCTTTTGTAATCATAGATAATGATGATCCAGCAGAAAATCCAAAAATGATAAATCTATTCAGAACATTGTCAAAATTTGTTAAGAAATTCTTAAAAAGACCACTAAAAAATAAACTTGCAAAACAATGGATTGCAGATCAAAAAGGAACTCCTAGAAAAAAATGAAAACATTATTGGAGTATCTTAATGAACAAACTCTTCCACAAATTTACCTTGACATGGACGGTGTGCTTGTTGATTTAAAAAAAGGTGTAAATGAACTAATTAAAAAACAAGGAAAGACATTTGATGATTGGGTGAATATGCCATCAGACGAACAATGGGAAATAGTAAGACAGAAAAAGGCCTTTTGGGAAAATCTTGAAATGCCTAATGAAGCAAAAAAACTATTTAAGTTTGTAAAACAATATAATCCAAGTATTCTTTCTGCATTTACAAAAAGAGACCAAAGGTCATATAAGGGAAAGATGCGTTGGTTACAGAAAAATATCGGTCTAAATAATCTTAATAGAATACATATCGTTTCAAGAAAAGATAAAAAGAATTTTGCACAATCAAAACAAAGTCCAAACATATTGATTGATGATTACATAGGAAATATAAAAGAGTTTAATGCCGCGGGTGGTATTGGTATCTTTTATAAAAATGCAACAGACACTATACGTCAACTTAAAAAACTAGGGTTTTAAAATGCGAAGATTTAAAAACTTTTTATTGGAACGAGTAGATACTACACAAACAGCGTCTGTCACAGAATTGTTTCCTACTATTGCTTTTAATATGAAACAAAAACCAAGTTCTG